ATCCGAGCTAAAGATCAGCCTGCCGAACGGAAGTTCGATATCGCTTATCGGGCTTGATCAGCCGCAGCGCGTGGAAGGTGTGCTTTGGGCTGGTGGCGTGATAGATGAAATTGCTGACGTAAAAGAGAATGCATGGGCTGAGAATATAAGCCCTGCGCTTGATACGTTCAACCCGACTCGCCCAGACTACCGCGCATGGTGCTGGCTGATCGGGGTTCCAGACGGGCTGAATCACTACTACGATCTTTGCCAATACGCGCTGCACTCTGGCGACCCTGACTGGAAGCTGTACACATGGATGTCGTCTGATATCCTTCCAGCTGATGTGATAGCCGCAGCCAAGCGCCGCCTGTCACCACGTCAGTACCGGCAGGAATACGAGGCCAGCTTCGAAACTGCGACTGGGAAGATATACGAGGACTACGGTAAGCACAATGTTACAACCGAGGTGATTCAGTCCCACGAGCAGCTGCTGTGGTTCCATGACTTCAACTACACGCCAATGTCGTCCGGCATCGGTGTTCGGCGTGATGGCAATGTGTTATACTGCCTCGATGAAATTATATTGACTTCTGCGGTAAGTAGGCAGTCTGCCGTTGAGTTCGTCGAGCGCTACAAATATCATGGAAACAAGAGCGTGCTACTTTACGGCGACCCGGCAGGTAGGGCTGGAGAGAAGCACGGCCACGCATCTGACTACACAGAGATGGAAAGAGTGCTACGCGATGCCGGGTGGAAGGTTGAGCGTCGCGTTAAGGCGGCTGCACCAGCAATCAAGGATCGCCAGAACGCCGTCCGGGCAAAGATACTAACTGCAGATGGCAGTACTACACTGTACGTCAATGCCAACAAGTGCCCGTATGTGCATAAGGGCCTTGCGACAGTTACAGCAAAGAAGGGCTCAACTTTCCTCGAGGAAGAAACAGAATACCAGCACGTGACCACGGCGATTGGCTATTGCATTGATTACGAGTGGCCAATCAGACCTGACAAGAAGATCATTGAAACACGACCAATCGCCACGATACACCACTATTAAGGACTAGCATGGCACGCCAGACCAAAGAAGAGAGACTAGCATCGATCCACTCGCAGGCCCTGCGCGAGTTTGACCTCATCCAGTCGTCCATTGCGGATGAGCGTAAGCAGTGTTTGCAGGACAGGCGCTTCTACTCAATCGCCGGTGCGCAGTGGGAAGGGGACTTAGGCCTGCAGTTCGAGAACAAGCCCAAGTTTGAGGTTAACAAAATTCACTTGGCAGTAATGCGCATCATCAATGAATACAGAAACAATCGCATCACTGTTAACTTTGTAGCAAAGGATGGTGACGAGTCATCGTCTGACGTTAGCGACACCGTGGCATCACTGTACAGGTCTAGCGAGCAAGACTCAGTGGCAGAGGAGGCATACGACAACGCCTTCGAGGAGGCTGTTGGTGGTGGCTTCGGCGCATGGAGACTACGTACAGAGTACGAAGACGAGGAGGACGAGGATGACGAACGCCAGCGCATCCGCCTAGAGCCCATCTTCGACGCCGACAGTTCGGTATTCTTCGACCTTGGAGCCAAGCGATACGACAAGGCTGACGCTAAGCACTGCTTTGTGATATCCAGCATGACGCGCGATGCGTACTATGATGAGTGGGGCGAGGACCCTGACTCTTTCGACAAGCAAGTAACCGAGGCAGAGTACGACTGGGTGACTGCGGATGTTGTTTTCGTGGCAGAGTACTATCGAGTCGAGGAAAAGTCAGAGATAGTGCATATCTATCGCGGCATCGATGGCGAGGAGCGCAAGGTGCGCCAGTCTGAGCTTGATGACGACGCCGAGATGGAAGATACGCTTGCTGCAACCGGTTTCCGCGAGGTCCGCCAAAAGAAGGTAAAGGTTAAGCGAGTGCACAAGTACATCCTGTCTGGCGCTAGAGTCCTTGAGGACTGCGGCTTCATCGCCGGTAAGTGCATCCCTATTGTGCCGGTATATGGTAAGCGTTGGTTCGTTGATAACACCGAGCGCTGCATGGGGCACGTCAGGCTGGCAAAGGATGCGCAGCGCCTGAAGAATATGCAGATGTCCAAGCTTGCTGAGATTAGCGCACTAAGTTCCATCGAGAAGCCGATCTTCCTTCCAGAGCAGATTGCTGGGCATCAACAGATGTGGGCAGAAGACGGTGTCAAGAACTACCCGTACCTGCTTAACAATGCCGTAACTGACCTGAACGGCAATCCAACGGCAGTTGGTCCGCAAGCGTACACTCGTCCACCGGCTATCCCTCCTGCAATGGCCGCTCTACTGCAAGTCACCGAGCAGGACATGATGGACGTGCTTGGCAATCAACAGGCCGGTGAGCAGCTGCAATCAAACATCAGCGGAAAGGCTGTAGAGCTCATCCAAGGCAAGCTTGATATGCAGGCCTTTATCTACATGAGCAACATGAGCAAGAGCGTCAAGCGATGTGGCGAGATTTGGCTGTCGATGGCCAAGGACGTCTTCGTCGAGCAGGGCAGAAAGCTGAAGGGAGTTGGGGATCAAGGCCAAGTATCGATGGTTGAGTTGCTGCGGCCGGTTGTTGGTGAGGATGGAAGCGTCGAGCTTGAAAACGACCTATCATCCGCTGATCTTGAAGTGGCGGTTGACGTTGGTCCGTCAAGCGCATCAAAGCGCCAGTCTACTGTAAGGGCGCTTACCGGCATGATGCAAATCACGCAAGACCCTGAGACTCTGCAAGTGCTAGGTGCCATGACCATGCTCAACATGGAAGGCGACGGGATTCAAGACGTCCGCGATTACTTCCGTGGCCGCTTAATCAAAATGGGTGTTGTCAAACCTACCGATAGTGAGTTACAATCACTACTTCAAGAGCAACAGAATGCGCCTATCGACCCGAATGCGGTTTTCCTGCAGGCGTCGGCAGAGCAGGCTCAGGCACAGGCAGCAAAAGCTAAAGCGGATGTGCTGCTATCAGTGGCAAAATCCAAAGAGACAGAAGCCAAGACCATTGAAACACTGGCTGGCATAGACATGGCGCAACGAGATCAACTGCTGCGCACGGTGCAACAACTCGGGCAAAGTATGCAAACCAGCGGTGAGATGCCGCCATACAGTCAGAGTTAGCGAACGGGGGTTTCCACCCAGCCCCCAATTTCCTATCGGGTGAGTTCAAAGAAGGGTCTTAAACCATGAGCAGTCAGGTAGAAAGTTACGACGAAGAGGACGAAGTTCTGGCCGTAGAAGAGCAAGAGCTTGAAAGTGATGTTGAGTTGGCCGAAGGCGAAGTTGCCGAAGCGCCAGAGGAAGAGTCCGAAGAAGTGGTTGTAACGATTGGTGAGGAAGCGCCGCCCACCGATGGTGATCAGCATGCGAGTGCACCCGATTGGGTGAAAGAGTTGCGCAAGAAGAATAGGGAAGACCAGAAGCGTATCCGCGAGTTGGAAGAGCAGCTCAAGATCAAGAGCGGTGGAGAGGAAAAGCCAGTAGTTACACTTGGCCCCAAACCCAAGCTCGAAGATTTGGATTACGACGCTGACAAGTATGAGGCTGAACTGGAACAGTGGTATCAGCGCAAGCGTATGGTTGACGAAGCTGGCAAGCAAGCAGAAGCTGAGCGTAAAGCGCAGGAAGATGCATGGAATGCCAAGCTTAACTCGTACCATGAATCTAAGTCGCAGCTGAAAGTGCGCGACTTTGATGACGCTGAAGGAAACGTACAGGAAACACTCTCTACTACGCAACAGGGAATCATCTTGCAAGGTGCAGAAAACCCGGCATTGCTGGTATATGCGCTAGGCAAGAACCCCGCGAAAGCTAAAGAGCTTGCAGAGATCAAAGACCCAGTAAAGTACGCATTCGCAGTAGCGAAATTGGAGGCGCAATTGAAGGTAACAAGCCGCAAGGCACCGCCACCCGAAAGGACAGTTAGTGGTACTGGCCCTAAGGCTGGCACAGTAAACAAAGTACTTGAACAGTTACGCGAAGAAGCATCAAGGACTGGCGACTTTAGCAAAGTCCGTGCTTACCGTAGCAAAAACAACATCTAATCATACGGAGCATTAAATGGCAAACGCATTTAGCAAGCAGGTTGATATTTTCTTTGAAGAGGTTGTATCTGGCTTTGACGCTACCAACATTAGCGCCAAGAATGTTTCCCAGTACAAGCCGCAAGCCGGTTCGTTGGCTGAAGGTGGCCAGACTTTCTACCGACCGATGCCTATGATGTCGCAGGTTGTTGACGGCCGTGACGTTAGCTCTTCGTACAAGGACTTGGTAGAACTTACCGTTCCTTCCACCCTGACCGAATCGCATCTTCGTAACATCCCTGTTTCTCTGACTGGCGTTGATCTTAACAATCCGCACATGATGCAAAACATTGTCGACTTGAGCACCAAGCAGCTGTCGAACAAGCTTGACGTTCTGGTCGCGGACGCTGTTGCTACCTACGGCACGCTGGTTGTTAAGAGCACCACCGCTATCGACACCTACGACGAAGCCGCCGAAGCCGACGCACTGATGCTTGAGCAGCAAGCTACCCGTGGTCAGCGTATCATGTTGCTGAACCCACGCATGGCTAAGAACCTTGCAGGCAATCTGGCTAGCCGCAGCACTATGGCTGGCGCACCGATGGATGCTTACACCCGTTCCTCGCTGCCTGCTATTGCTGGCTTCGACACCTTCCGCACCGACTACGGCAAGACCTTGACCGGATCTGCTGGCTCTGGCTATCTGGTAAACGGCGCCAACCAATACACCACCCCAGCCTCTAACAGCGGTGGCCTGCCAGTTGACAACCGTACCCAAACCTTGACTGTTGATACCGGCTCTAACGCTGCAGTTGGTGATGCTTTCACGATTGCTAACGTGTATGCTGTTGGTCACATCAACAAGCAATCCACCGGCCAGCTGAAGACATTCCGTATCTTGGCTATCAACGGCGCAAACTGGACTATCGCCCCGGCTATCGTTCCAGCTGATGGCGCTAGCGCTGCTCAGGTTGCATACGCAAACGTTAACACCACTCCTGCTGATAACGCTGCGATTACCATCCTGAACACCGTTACCAAGCCAACCAGCGTGTTCTTCGAAAAGTCTGCAGTTGAGATCATCCACGCTGACTTTAACGTTGAGCCGTTCGTCTCCACTGGTAAGCAAGTTCGCAAGGCCACCACCGACACTGGCATCCAAATCGTCATGCTGTCTGATAGCAACGTTGACACCTTGGTCGCTAAGTATCGTATGTTCATCTGGGCAAACGTCGAACTCCTGAACTACGAGTTGGGCGGCATCATGCTGGAAAATCAGACGTAATATCTGGATAGACGGCGGGGGAAACCCCGCTGTTTACTGAGGAACGCAATGAAGATCAAAACGCTACTTTACAAAGGCTCACAATCAATTGAGGTTGATGCTGCCATTGAGGATAAGTTTGCTGAGTTGCTTGCAGATGGGTGGAAAGACCATCCGCATGAACTTGGTGAAGAGACTGAGGCTGAATCACGCCCAGCTAAACGCGGTCGTAAGCACGCCGCAGAATAGGCTAAAAGATGTCTTGGACTAAAGGGCAACTAGTCGATCAGGCTTACGAGGAGCTAGGTCTGGCTTCGTACTTCTACGACCTAGACCCAGATCAAAAGACCAGCGCACTGCGCAAGATGGACGCAATGATCTCTGGGTGGCCATCGGTGCGCATCTCTTACAACGCGTCATCAAGCCCATCTGATGTTGACGCTGACGACGACGCTGGCGTGCCAGATTACGCAGTTGAGGCGATCTATCTTAACCTAGCCCTAAGGCTTGCACCAAGCGTAGGTAAGACTGTCACGCCAGAGACCAAGACAAACGCGAGGATGGCATACAACGCTCTTCTTGTTCAGGCTGCACAGCCAGTTCAAGAGGTTGCGCTTGCATCTGGCATGCCTCGTGGTGCTGGGCAGAAGTACTGGCGTGGATCAACCTCTCCATTTGCGAGTGGGTCTGAAGATACAATCGACGCCGGGTCAGACGGCGAAATCAACTTTGAATAGGGACTGCCATGACCGCAATTAATCGTTTGAACTCTGTGGAATCGCTTGCAAGTAGCGACCTGCTACCTATCTACTCGCAGAGCAACGGCGACGCGCGTAAGGTGTCTCTTAGCGTTCTATCTGAGTTCGTCGAGGCAAGCGCAGCGTCTGCCGCATTGCCAGTAAAGCAGTTTGCAAGCCCAAGCGCAACAGGTCAGACCGTCACAGTTGCTGATGGTGATGATTCTGTTTGGCTGATCGTAACGCCATCAGCTACGTATGCCGCTGGCACCATCAAGCTTCCAGCAAAGGCTAACTGCGCTGACCAACAGGAGATCGTGGTCAACTACGTCAATGGCGTGAATGCGCTGACCGTTGATGCCAACGGTGCCATCTGCATCGGCGCACCATCAATCATGGCCGCTAACGCATTCTTCCGGCTTAAGTTTGATATTGTTATGGGTACTTGGTACAGGGTGGGATAATGCGCATCCCTATCCTAAATGGCATCTTTGCCGATGGGTCGTCCGACTTCAGGTCGTCATACCCACGTAACTTGATCCCAGTACCTAAGCAAGTCGGAATCTCTGAGGGGTACTTGCGCCCAGCTTATGGCATATCCCAATTTGGGACTGGGCCGGGGCATGACAGGGGTGCAATCAACTGGGACAATCAGTGCTATCGCGTAATGGGCACTAAGCTGTGTCGCGTAGAGTCAGACGGTTCCGTTTCGGTTCTTGGCGATGTTGGTGGCTCTGGTCAGGTTACGCTTGATTACTCTTTCGACCGCCTGGCAATTGCCTCGTCAGGCATGCTTTTCTTCTGGGACGGCATATCTATCACACAGGTCACCGATCCAGACCTAGGCGTTGTCAATGATTTCCTGTGGATAGACGGGTACTTTTTGTCTACAGATGGTGAGAGTCTGGTTGTTACTGAGCTAAACGACCCAACAGCCGTTAACCCGCTGAAATATGGATCGGCCGAAGCAAACCCAGACCCTGTTGTTAGCCTTGTCAAGCTGCGCAACGAGGCATACGCAATTGGTAGGTACACAATCGAAGTGTTCCAGAACGCTGGCGGTGCTGGATTTCCGTTCGCCCGTATTGATGGGGCACAAATGCAGAGAGGTGCTGTCGGGACTTTTGCGGCATCAGTATTTATGGAGGCAATCGCCTTCGTTGGCGGGGGGGTTAATGAGCCTCCTGCTGTGTGGCTAGGTGGCGGCGGGCAGACGCAAAAGATCTCGACCAGAGAGATCGAGCAGGTGCTTGCGACATACAGTTCGTCGCAGCTTGCTCAGATTGTTGTTGAGTCCATGTCATATGCTGGACACCAGTTCCTGTACGTACACCTGCCGGATTGCACGTGGGTGTATGACGGCGCAGGAACACTTGCAGCAGAAGAGCCAGTGTGGTTCCAGCTTACATCAAGCATCGTCGGGAAGTCGAAGTATCGCGCACGCAACTTCGTATGGTGCTACGACAAATGGCTTGTTGGTGATCCAACTACCTTCAAGCACGGGTACATGACTGGTGATGTTGCGTCCCACTATGGCGACGTGATTGGCTGGGAGTTTGCAACATCAATAGTTTACAACGAGGGTCGCGGTGCAATTTTCCACGAGCTAGAGCTTGTCTCGCTCACTGGAAATGTCACGCTAGGTGAAGACCCTACGATATGGGCTTCGTACAGCCTTGACGGTCAGACCTGGAGCCAGGAGAGGCCTAGGTCTGCCGGAAAGATAGGTGAGCGCCAGAAGCGCATTGTGTGGCTGCGTCAGGGAAACATGCGTAGCTTCCGTATGCAGAAGTTCCGTGGAACAAGCGATGCGCACATGTCTATAGCTAGACTTGAGGCAAGAGTGGAGCCGCTAAATGTCTAATACGCCACGCCGACTGACGAGAGCACAGATAGCTGGTATATCCACAGATCAGCGAGTTGTCCGCGTTATTGAGCAGCTTATCGACACGGCCAATGACGCGTATGACATGGCTGCGGCAGCACAGTCCGAGCTTGACGTTTACACGACTCCGCTTGCTCTGGACATACAGATCAGGGATGCGAGCTACGCTCTACCTACAACACCTACCGTCATCATGCCGCAGACGGTAGCATCTCAGCGCGGTATAACGTATGACCCAACAACTGGGATAGTTACACTTCCGCAGGCGCGACAGTACAGCACTTTTACTATCATGAATGCCTCCCTATCTGGAAACAAGACGATCTACACGTACGCTGAAATCAACACAGGATCAGGATGGGTGGCGAGCACGTACTCTGGTCGAGAGATATCTTTGTCCGCTCAAACTGACGGGCAGGTGCAGACTGTGTCGCGCAACTACTTTCCCGCTGGCACACAGCTGCGCTTCCCCCTGTACGCATCTGCGGCTGGCGTAAACCTAGTTTCGGCAAACCTTCCCGGAACCACGCCCGGCACGGTGATTGCGCCAGCCTATCGCATCATGATAGCATCCTGATTTACACTATTGGCATGGTGTGCTACAATTATTGCATTCCAAATTTAACATTGCTGAGATTTAGAGCGTCCAGCGGCTCACGATAGGAGGATGTATCGTGCGGTTTGATGGGCGCTTTTCGGTTGGTGGTGTGTATATTAACTACGATCTTGGCATGGCCGCAGAGGCGATGTCTCGCGCATACAAGGATGTGATCGATATATCTCCAGAAGAAATCCTCAAGAGCTTCTCTGGATGGATTATCGCAAGGCTTGAGACATCGGATGGTGAGTGCATCGGCGGTGTGATCGTCAGGGATGGCGAAGGGCACATTGGTATCGTTAAAGAGTTTCGCGGAAAGTGGGGCGGAACTGAAACAATACGCAATCTGTGCAAACACTTTTCAGTACACAAAACATCTGCAACAGCAACTAATCACAAGGCAAACGCAATGATCTTGGCGTCAGGTTTTGAGCTCAAGTGCAGAATACACGGTGTTAACTTTTACGAATTAAGAGGTGCTTAGCATGGGGATGGAATCGGTACTTGGTGCTGGTGCATCAATCATTGGCGGAATGATGTCTAATGACGCTGCAAACTCTGCCGCTGGCGCCGCTGGTGATGCTCAGGCATGGGCAGCTATGAAGCAAATCGAAGAACAGCGACGTCAGTATGATGAAACAAAGAAGCTGCTTGAGCCGTACGTTGGTGCTGGCACTTCGGCGTTGTCTGCACAGCAGAATCTCCTTGGGCTCGGTGGACTTGCCGCTCAACAAGAGGCAATCGGAAACCTTAACCTTAGCCCACAAATGCAAGCAATGGTGCAGAGTGGTGAGGATGCAATGCGCCAGAATGCATCCGCCACTGGCGGACTGCGCGGAGGGAACTTTCAGGCGGCGCTTGGTCAGTTTAGGCCTCAGTTGCTAAACCAGCTAATCCAGCAGCAATTTTCTAATCTTGGCGGATTGTCAAGCGCAGGACTTGGGGCAGCAACTGGTCAGGCTGGTTTCGGTCAGCAAGCAAGCTCTAACATTCAGCAGGCGCTTGGCCAGCAAGGTGCTGCGCAGGCTGGTGTGGCGCTGGCGCAGGGAAGAAACAATGCTAGCCTCTATGGCGGACTAGGCCAGCTAGGGGCTATGGCCGGTGGCTTCGGTGGATTTGGGAGCAAGTTTTAATGGACCCAATTAACTACAACATTGACGTCAAAAGCCCGTTTGACATCGCCACAAGCGGAATGCAGGCTGGATTTGCCGCTAGCTCAGCACAAGATCAGGCTAGGCAGCGTGCAATGGCAGAGCAGCAGCAACAACTGGCTCTTGCTCAGCAGCAGCGACAAGCGCAGGCTATGACTGCATTTGTCAACAAGCAAAACAAAACTGCAGATGATTACGCTCAGTTTGCAATGCTCAATCCCGGCTTGGCAGAGGCGGCAAAGAAGTCATGGGATATACTTGCGCCAGCACAGCAACAGTCTCGCATCAGCCAAGCATCGCAAATGCTGTCCGCTCTCCGCAATGGCCGCGCAGACATCGCTGAAAAGATGGCCTCAGATCATGCTACGGCGCTGGAAAACTCTGGAAACACTCAAGAGGCAAAGCAGTTTTCTGACCTTTCAAAGCTAATCAATCGCGTGCCATCTGCCGCCATGGACTCCATCGCCATGACTATGGCTGGCGTTCTTGGCCCCGAGGCTTTTGCAAAGTCGTATGAGTCAGTGCTAACGTCTCCAGCAGCAGCAGCAAAGGCTTCGGCAGACATTAGCAATATCGGCAGTCAGATCGCAGAGCGCTCTGCAAGACTTGGTTTAGACCGAGACAAGCTGACCACAGAGACACAGACCAAGCTGTATGAGCTACAGCAAAAGGCAAATCCTGCCTTCAATCTTGACTCTGACGCCAAGAAGCTAATCAATGAATCGGCCATTTCAGCTACTGCATCGTCGCAGCTTTCTGAGCGTGCAGCAAAGCTTGCTGGTGACTTTGACAAGATCGACTCATTTGCCGGTGCTGTAGGCGGCTGGGGCGAGGCATACAAGCGCCTAACTGGCGACCAGAATGCAGTGTCGTCTCTAAAGCAGGAGTATGTCCGTCTGCGAGCCGGTGAGATTGGTCGTATCGCCAAGTCTCAGGGCGGTGCATTTACCGACAACGACATGAAAATAGCACTACAGTCCTTCCCTGACGAAAATGCAGACCCAAAGTACATGGCAAAGTATCTTCGTGGCATGGCAAAGCTGCAACTGGTTCAGTCTGCCACAGATAGCGCAAAGTCAGAGTGGGTGAACGCTGTTGGTCACCTTGGAAAGTCTCGCGCCGATATTTCGATTGATGGCGTATCCGTTCCTGCTGGCACAACGTTCAACAATTTTGCCGCAAAGTTTGTTGCTGACAAGGCAAGCAAGCTGTCTGTGCAGCAACAGCAAATGCCAGACGCTATTGCTAATCGTAGCTACGCTAAATTCATGCAACCACAGGGCGAAACTAAATGAGCGAAGCACCAAAAAGCTACAAAGACCAGTACTGGGCTGACCTTGCATCTGCCGCAGAGAAAAAGGCAGGCATACCTGACGGGCTACTTAACGCCATCGTCACCAAGGGAGAGAGATCGAATAATGATCAGGTGTCTAAGGATGGCGCTCGAACCGTATTCCAGATTATCCCTGAAACTAGGGAATTGGCCATTAAAAAGTGGGGGATAGATGCGTACCTTAGCCCAGAGAACGCGGCGAACGTGTCTGCACTACTGCTAAAGGATGGCATGACTCGCTACAAAGGAAACGTGGCTGATGCGGTGGCCGATTATCACAGCGGACCAGATCGTAAGCTATGGGGCCCAATCACCAAGGCATACGTTGCTAGAGTGACTGGCGACACCCAAACTGATGGAAAGTCGTCGCCACCAGCCAAGATCGAGCTATCAACCGGTTCAACTTTTGACCGAGTACTGGCCCAGATGATGCCACCCGCACCTGACGAAAAGTCTATAGCATCAGTGTACGATGCATACCAGTCAGGCCTAATGTCGCCATCAGAGCGCGCAGACTTCGAGGCCGATGTTGGCCTAGGAAAGATCATGCTTCCGCGCGGCGCAACTCTGTCAAGCCAGCGCCCAGCAGATTCGGCGCAACCAATCCTGTTGCCACAGAGCGTTACTGACGCATACGTAAGCGGAGCCATCCAGGGTCAGGCGCGCAAAGAGCTTGAGGACGATATCCGCAACGGTATCGTGCAACTGCCATCATCGCTGTCAGACAAGATCAACGCTGGCACCATGCAAACTGGAACAAACCAGCAAATCATCGAGCAAGCTCCAGAGCCAACTCTTGCGCAAAAGGTATACGGTGCCAGCGAGGCCGCAACTTCTACAGTAGGAGGCATGATCGGCGGGATTGGCTTTATGGCCGGGCAGGTAGAGGGCATTGCAAAATCCATCATCGACGGAACGTATGGCACTCAACAGGGCGTCACAAATACCGAGAATCTCGCCTCTCAACGAGCAGGTCAGGTGGCGTCAATCTTGCCGCAGCCGCAGACAGAGACTGGCAAGCAGTACGCCGAAGCTGTCGGCGGAGCATCACAAAACATGCAGGCTCTCGGCCCTCTCGGCGCTGAACTTGGCGCGATCAGCCAAGGTGTGCGCGGTGCCGCCGGCGCAATCGAGGCAAGGCTTGGCGCTGTAAGAAGCCCAGTTACTGCAGCCGCAGACACAATGCGCCGCGCTGAGTCAGTGTCGCAAGATGGTGCGTCAGCTGCGACGCAAGCTCAAGCAGCCGCAGCAGGGCAATCGGCGGTACCTATTGCAACCGGCGAACAGCTTGCAGCAACGGCACGCAAGGCGTCTGGCGAAGGTCTTGGGTCAACAAAGGCTGCAACCGTACTGGCAGAGCAGGCAGCGCCAGACGTAAAGGTAGTTGGTGCGGCTGAAAGGCTTGGGATATCAGACTACTTGCAGCCTGACCATGTAACTACCAACCAAGCGTATCGAGAGCTTGCTCAAGCAGTCAAGTCGGTACCAGGTAGCGAGGCTCGCGCCGCAGAAATGTCCGGGCTTGCAGAAGTGGCAAAGCGTGCTGACGATATCATCACTGAGATAGGCGGCACTCACGACATGTCGCGTCTGTCTTCGTCTGTCAAGGGAGAGCTACAATCGTCAATCGACGGACTTGAGCAGAAGGCAAACGCTTTGTACTCTGAGCTTAGGTCTACCATACCAGCAAAGGCAGAGGCCCCAGCAAGCAGTGTACTGGCTTTTATCGGCCAGAGGGCAGACGAGCTTGGCGGCATCAAGAACCTGTCTCCCGCAGAGCGCATGATACAGTCTAAGCTTTCACCAAAGGATGGTGTCCAGCCAACTTACGCCCTGCTTGACGATGTGCGCAGAGACCTTACTGCGGCGCGAATTAAGGCTGCAGGCCCATTCAAGGATGCCGATACAGGCCTACTGAAAAAGCTTGAGTCTGAGCTCAAGAAAGATCAGGGAGCAGTTGTTGAGCAATACGGAGCATCAGAAAAATTCGCCGCAGCACAGAAGGCAGTTGCCGTGCGCAAGGGAATAGAGGACGATCTTGTTGCGCTGTTTGGCAAGGCTAGTGACGGCTCTATCGTTGGAAAGCTTGAGTCTGCCGTCAAGGTGCTTCCAAAGGGTGATACGTCTGGCTTTATCAAGCTAATCAAGGCGGTTCCAGAGTCAATGCGCCAAGACGTTGTTGCCAGTGGGTTGGCTACGGCTTTTGGTAAGAACGCCAAAAACCACGACATCAGCTTTGGCGCATACGCCGACTGGTACGATGGCCTTGTGCAAAACAAACAGGCTTACCATGCCATCATGTCCAACCTGCCATCTAGCGCAAGAAAGCAGCTGAGCGACCTATACCGAGTGTCTGACTCTGTACGCAAGGCCTCAAAGGAGAGGATCACAACTGGGCGCATCACAGCAATCTCAGATCAGCTAAAAGATGCTGAAGGTGTAATTGGCAGGCTTTACTCTTTCGCTCAGCGCGCATCTGTTGGCCTTGCTGCCGAGGCAGTGACCACGTCAGTTGGCATGCCAGGAGCTGGCGTTGCTGCAGGTATAGCATCTGCCCTCACAAAGGGCAAGACTAGCGCCATGAAAGCAGCAGACACCCTTATAGCCTCGCCCGAGTTCGTCGCTGCCGTAAAGGACATGGCACGCGGTGACAAGCAAGCAGCAGCAGCAAGGCTGGCTAGCAGCAAGGCGTTCGGCAGCTTTTTTGCCGCGATACATAAGGCAAACACAAACATCAAGAAATCCGATGTGATTGCCGATGCTGTCAATGGCGAAAAGTCAGGAAAGGTCAAGTAAGAAATGAAAATTTATGGTACAATCGCATATTCGCTTGCCATTTGGAGTTGCACGTTATGACTATGTTGCAAGTAGCGCCACCCTACCCAGTTTTTGCTGACCTAGACGGCTCTCCACTTGACGCCGGGTACATCTACATCGGCATGGTCAATCTCAACCCAGAGACTGACCCAATCCCGGTAT